GCAAATCACGCACATAGTTGCGGAATTAAGGCTTCCAAAGAGCAAGAAAATTATCTTGTAATGAGTAAGTTAACATGGAAGGAGATTGAGGACTACTCTCTTGAGTCCTGTGGCATTGAACAGTGCACTCCTTCAGTACAGCATATAACTGGAAAGAAATCTAAAATGAAAACTTGGAGAGAGAAGTTTTAATTGGACAGGCCTGGGCTTTGAATAGAGGCCTGGGCCTTAATTATTTACAATATGAGACTAATATCTACAGATAATTTTGAATTGAAAGTAGCTGATGAAGCACTACTTGTGAGACCTATTAGAAAACTTTGGAATATGGACAGAAGCAAAGGAAAGGAAACCTTCTACAAGCAGATGTCCATTTTGTTTTTTGTCTATGACCCATCATCCAACTATGCCTATATTTCAGATGAAAAAGAAAGACTTGCAGAAGTACTGCAGCAGGAAGGCATTAGTGAGTTCCATAATACAGCTGAGTTCAAGGATGCTGTGGCTGCCTATAAGAAGCTTGTAAAGACTCCTTCAACAGAGCTTCTTGCTGATGTAAGGCTTACTGTTGATAAGATGAGGCAGGCATTGGTCAGCATCAATTTTGATGACTTGGAGGAGAAAGACAAGGTAAGTGCCATTAATACAGTGGCAGCAGTTGTAGCAAAGATTCCAAAATTAGTGCGTGACCTTTCTGAAGCAGAGAAAGCAGTTACAAAGGAGTTGGAGGAAAGCTCCAGCACAAGAGGTTCACAGGAAATGACAATAGGTGACTTAGGATTTTAATTGACAACTTATGAGGAAAAATAATATTAAGGGAATTTGGTTTGATACCATTGGTATAAATATTTTCAATACAGCAATATTGGTGCTTGTAGGAGACAATGCAGACAGTCTTAAGAATGCAGCACCTAAGAAAGATAAGGAGCTGAATACAGCTAATTTAGTCCAAGAATGTGTCAAAAAGCTTATTGAGGATGACTATCTGTATGACTGCACTCTAACAGCTCCTAATGCTGTAAAGGATATTATAGTATTCTTTCATGCAAAATCTCCTAAGGATGTACCTTATGAGACAATGGTGCATGAGTTTCATCATGCAACATATAACTTATGTGATACCAGAGGCATAAATGATGAGGAAACAGAAGCCTATCTTCAAGAGTACCTGTTTCATGATATGCTATGTAAGGTGGATGACTATGTTGCAGCAGAAAAGAAAAGCAAGAGAAAATCTAAGAAAAACACTTAAATAGTTGTAGGATAGCTATCAAATGCCTATATTTGCAGGAAAAGAATGAAAGTATGACAAACAATAATAAAAGTACTGTTGAAAGCAGCATTCCTAAGCACTGGGATGAGTTGTCACTGGTAGACAAGTCTGATGTAATGGAAGCAGCAGTTAGGAATGGTATGACTACTCTTGAAGAGATAAGGAAAGCATGGAATGACTATGCAGACAGCCATGAGTATGCTAAAGGAGGTTACATGCCATCAGCTTCCATCAAGAGAAATATAGCCAATTGGGAAGGAAGCAGCATGAAGACCAACAGGAGCTTTGAGGCTGAGGCTGCTGACTTCAACAGGGTGATACCTGCAAGTATTAGGGCAAAGCTTAACCAGCAACAGCTTGATGCACTGTACTCTTATGGCTATAATGTAGGCATGGGAAACCTAAAGAAGAGGGTACTTCCAATGCTTGAACAATATATTCAAGGAAGAGCAGGTGCAGGTGATGTGGCTGCAAGTATGTGGGCATCAAAAGATCCATTACTAAAAGGCTTACAGAGAAGAAGAGCTTGGGAAAGAGGAATGTTTACTGGTAATGCTCCTGCAAGTATGCAGGGCAGTACTGTGAATAATGCCATTCATATGGACTTAAGTAACTTGCCTTCCATGTATTCTAATAGTGAGATAAGCAATCCTATTATTCAGCAACCTTACTATACAGTTCCTAAGGTTACTCTTCAAGAGGAGAGCATTCCTATGGAACAACCACAGATTACTCTTGAAGAGCCTAAAGAAGAAAAGCCAGATATACTTGGCAATATCTCAAGGATTCAGAATATCTTTAATCTTTTTGGAGATACTGACACTGCACAGCAACTTAATCCATTGACAGACAGCTTTCTTGAGGCATGGAAAGGTCTTGGCAACAGCTATGCAGAGGGGGGCAAGAAAGCATCTGTTTACAAGACAGTAGATGGTGGTTATACTACTTCCAATGGTCATCCTGTAGAGCAGATAGGCTGGGATAACAATGGTTATGCAAGATTCAAGGACACTGTGACAGGTAACTTGGGAAAAGCATACAAGCCTACTGATGACTATGGTGTAGTAGCCAAGAGAGTTACTAATAACCTTACTCCAGAGCAAAAGGCTAATATGTTCCTTAAGAACTATACATTGGCACAGGCTGTTAGAGATAATCAGACAGCTTCCAATGATAACCTTTGGATAGAGAATGGCAGGGAAAAGAATCCTAGCTTAGCCTATAAGGGAATAGTTGGAGGTAGTTCTAATGCTACATGGGAGCAGGAGCATCCTGCATTGGCTAAATGGCAGTATGTTCCAGATTTAGTTACTTTTGGTGTTGCAGCTTATCCATTTGCAGCAGGTGCAAGTGATGCTATTATGGAAACATCAGCGGGACAAGCTATATCAGGGCCATTGGTAGATATGGCTATGCAGATAGGCAGAAGTAAATGGATGCCTTGGGCAGATGCTTTAACTACAGCTTACTTTGGGCAAGATGCTATTAATAATGATGTAAAGAATGGCAACGTTACCCCAGAGACAGTGTTGGAGTTGGCTCCTATGGCAAGAGCAGGTAAAGGCATTACAGAAGAAGTAAGCAATTTTGCTAATAAAGCTTGGCATAGTACTTATGCCCAATATCCAAGATACTATTTGGGTAAATTATATTTTGGTAAAAATACAGAGTTGTCTACACTATATAGGAAAATGAATACTATTCCTCAAATAAATAATGGCAAATTACGAATATCTCCTGTAGATAATAGACTTGCATATCTTACAGGAAAAGAAAGTCCACTAATAACTAATATGACTACAGATGTACCTGTTATAATTCAAGTTGGGCAAAAGATGACGTACTAGCTTTTTCTGGTAAAACATTACTAGGAAAGCATGTAATATCTACTAGACCATCTGATACTTTTACTTTTGGGGATATAATTACAACTAATCCCGAAAAGGTTACATATATATCTGGCAAACCAAGGACTTTAAAGATTGCAGAACAGAGAGGCATGAAAACTCTTTCAAGTGAGCAGGCATTAGATGCAGCAAGAAACCATGTCTTTGGAAACAATACTAACTATAGAGATTATGAGGTTGCTTTACAGAATATAGCAAGACATAATTTTAAATCTCCTACTCTTAAGGACTACAAGTTTATGGATTGGGTATTCCAACCTCAATATAAAAGTAAAGTTATTCCTTTTCAAGACTTGAGTAATCCAACTATGGAACAGTTGGATAATTCTCCTGAATGGGTAGGAGCACTATTTGGCAATCAACTATATAGAGATTATTTATCTAACCCTAAGGAGTGGAGGAATGTACTATATCATCCTGCATCAAGTGTGGAATATCAATTCAGAAAATCAAAAGGAATAGAATTTAAAGATGAAATTCCTAACAATAATTGAAAATAAATTTGTATATTTGCATATCTAAAATTTTAGCTATGGAAACTTCGTGGATAGTAAATCAAGTAACAGTCAAAGACAAGACTCTAATTGTGTTTTATGACCAACTAGAGTATGGTTTATTCTGTAAATTTTCCTCTGATAAAGATGTAAAGGATTATATCACTAATAACATTGAAGAGGCTTTTAATAATGCTGTATTTAAGAAAAAGAATGCACCTTATTTTTTAAATATAGCCTCTGTAGAAAAGCTCGGAGCATTTGAATGGAAAGGCAATAAGCTGCACTTGAATAAACTACTTAGCATCTATATGCCCATTATTCAAAAGTTTATAGTTGATGCACTATCTGGTTCTCTTCAAGTACCATTAAATGAGGAGACTAATCCTCAAAAATGGATGAAATTTACTTCATACTAGTAAACTTTTACAAAAAACTGCCTAAAATGAAAAATATTGAGTCCAATAATAAAACAGTATATTAAAGAGCTGAAGCACAAGTCAAGGTGTTGCCTGTGTGGAGAGAGTAGTGATTGTTGTCTTGAGTTCCATCATGTGGATAAAGACACTAAGTGCTTCAGTATAGGAAAGATACCACATACAGCAACACTGGATGATGTGAAGAGGGAGTTGGCAAAGACCATCTGTGTTTGTGCCAACTGCCATAGGAAAATACATAATGGAGTGCTCATTTATAGTAAATGTGCAGTCTAAAACAACTAAGGAGACAGGCAAATGCTTATCTCCTTAGTTCTTTCATGAGAAATACTTAGCAGGTCTTTTAGGTTGCAGGATAGTATGGAAAGTAATGCTATCTTTGCATCAAATAACAGGTGATTTATCCATTTTGTTGATAAGTGTTTTTAGGTTGTTATTGATTTTTTTTCAACAGGCAAGTCTTTGGCGGGTGGACTTGCCTGTTTTTAATGAAATTAAGGCAGGAGACTAAGTTCTTCTGCCTTTTGTTTATTAGAAAAATAAGTGTTTCTTTATAGTTGATTTAGTTTACCTTAGTACAATTCTTATTACATTGTCTATTAATCTGTTCCATAGTATCTTTGCGTAAAAGTAAAGAAGATTATGACATATAATGGAATAAAAGGGTTCCCACCACAACAGCTGTCCTTTAAAAGGAAAAATAAGATATGGAGACAGCGTTGTGTGGACTTTGGGGACAACTACAGCTTTCAGAATTCCAATCTTTCAAGAAAATCAACATATCAGATGAGGATTAACTATGACCTCATCAATGGCAAACTGCATATGGATGACATAAAGAGTTACCTCAATCCTTATGGATTGGATGCCTCATTCATTCCAGACAGTGTGCAGCACTACCCTATCATTAACTCTAAGTTCAATGTACTTAGAGGTGAGGAGAGTGAGAGACTATTTGACTACAGGGTCACAGTTACCAATCCTAATGCCATATCAGAGATAGAGGAAGAAAAGAATAGTCAAGTAAATGCTATGCTCCAGCAGCTTATACAAGAGAGTAGCTCATCTGATGATGAGTTCAACTATAAGCTTGAGAAGATGTCTGATTACTTTAAGTATGAATATCAGGACAAAAGGGAAATAAGGGCTAACAGGTTACTCAACCACTATGTAAAAGAGCTTGGTCTAAAGCAGTTGTTCAATGATGGTATTATTGATGCTGAGGTAGTTGGAGAGGAAATATATCAAGTTGATATTGTAGGTGGTGAGCCTATAGTAAAGAAGCTTGACCCAATGAAAGTGAGGATAATAAGGTCTGGCAATTCCAACAAGGTGGAGGATGCAGACATGATTGTCATTGAGGATTACTGGTCTCCTGGTCAAATAATTGATACATTCTGGGACCAAGGCATTAATATGAAGATGCTTGAGGAAGAAGAGAATACTGGTCTTTTCAACAGCTCTGATGATATGGACAACATTGATGAAAGAGATGGCTTTGTCTTAAATACTGATGGTACTCTTAGTGATGATGCTGTTGATGTTAACTCTTTGTTTGACTATGACTTTGAAGATGCAAGAAGTCC